CTATGACTCGATCGGCGAGAACTGGGAGGGAACCGGCGTCACCGCCAAGCGCATCAGCGCCGCCCTTCGCGCGATCGGCGACAAGGACGTGGTGGTGAACATCAACTCGCCCGGCGGTGACTTCTTCGAAGGGGTCGCCATTTACAACCTGCTGCGCGAGCATCCAGGCAGAGTGACCGTCCAGGTCATGGGCCTGGCCGCGTCGGCGTCGTCGGTGATTGCGATGGCCGGCGACGAAATTCTGATGGGCGATGGAGCGTTCCTGATGATCCACAACGCTTGGGCCGTGGCCATCGGCAACCGGCACGACATGGCCGACGCGGCAAAGCTGCTGGAGCCTTTCGACGCAGCCATGGCAAAGGTCTATGCGGCCCGCTCGGGTGTCACCGAGGCCGAAGCGGCCCGGATGATGGACGACGAGACCTGGATCGGCGCCGCCCAAGCGGTAGAGGACGGCTTTGCCGATGGCCTGCTGGACGGAGCTGCCGCGACCAAGGATCCCAAGCAGGCATCGGGTGGACGCAAGGCCCTGGCCTTGGTCGAGGCGGCGATGGCCAAGGCAGGCCATTCCCGCTCCATGCGGCGCGACACCCTGAAATCGCTGTTCAACGGCAAGCCGAGCGCTGCCGAACCCGCCACGCCGAGCGCTGGCATCGAAGACGCAGCTCTGCTGCAGAACCTCCTTTCCGAAATCACCAAGAGGTAATTCCATGAATGTGACCAACAAGCGCCGCGTCCCGCGCGGCCTCGTTTCCGTGCGCGCCGATGGTGGCAGCCAGCCCGACGTGAAAGCGTTGGTGGAGTCGCTGAACAAGGCGTTCGCCGACTTCAAGGCCGAGCACACCAAGCAGCTGGAAGAGATCAAGAAGGGCAGCGCTGACGCACTACAGGCCCTGAAGGTCGACAACATCAATGCCGACATCACCCGCCTGCAGGCTGCGGTCGACCAGGCCAACACCCAGATGGCAGCGTTCCAGATGGGTGGCGGTGCGGGCGGAGAGCGACTGGCCGATGCGGAATACAGCACTGCCTTCTCGGCGCACTTCCGCAAGGGCGATGTGCAGGCGGCGCTGAACAAGGGCGTGGCGGAAGAGGGCGGCTATCTGGCTCCGGTGGAATGGGATCGCACCATCACCGACCGGCTCGTCATCCTGTCGGACATGCGCCAGCTGGCCAACGTAGTGCCCTGCTCCGGCGCTGGCCTGACCAAGCTGTACAACATGGGCGGCACAGCCTCCGGCTGGGTCGGCGAAGAAGATGCTCGCCCGCAGACCGCTGGCCCGCAGTTCAAGTCGCTGGGCTTCGGCTGGGGCGAAATCTACGCCAATCCGGCCGCCACCCAGCAGCTGCTGGATGATTCGGAGATCGATCTGGAAGCATGGCTGGCTGGTGAGGTGGATACTGAGTTCGCCCGGCAGGAGGGCGTTGGCTTCTTCGCTGGCGACGGCGTGAACAAGCCGTTCGGCATCCTCACCTACGTTGAGGGTGGTGCCAATGCGGCCAAGCACCCGTTCGGCGCCATCAAGGCGGTGAACAGCGGGGCGGCGGCAGCGATCACTGCCGACGGCATCATCGACCTGGTGTACGACTTGCCATCGGCCTTCACCGCCAATGCGCGCTTCGCCATGAACCGCAAGACCCAGGGCGCCGTGCGCAAGCTGAAGGATGCTCAGGACAACTACCTGTGGCAGCCGTCGCTGATCGCCGGCCAGCCTGCCACCCTGGCCGGCTTCCCCGTGCAGGATGTGGCGGCGACCCCGGATGTGGCCGCCAACGCGATCGCAGCGCTGTTCGGTGACTTCAAGCAGACCTACACCGTCTACGACCGCAAGGGTGTGCGCGTGCTGCGCGATCCGTTCACCAACAAACCCTACGTGCAGTTCTACACCACCAAGCGTGTGGGCGGCGGTGTTCACAACCCGGAGCCGATGCGAGCCCTCAAGATCGCGGCTGCGGCCTAATCACCCCACCAGCCGGGCGGCCTCGTGCCGCCCGGCATCCACCCTGTGATCGAGGAGCCGCAATGGCGAAGTTCATCAAGCCCTTCCGTGGAGTGCCGGAAGGCGAGATCTATCCGGTCCAGTTCGTTGCCGGCGACGACTGCCCGCCTGAGTTGAAGGCTGGCGCACTCTCTGTCGGTGCGCTCAGCCTGATGGCAGACACACCGCCCCCGTTCCTGCTGGGATCCGGTGTTCAGCCGGCGAGCTTGGAGCTTTCCGACGGTACAGTCCTGTCGCTGAGCGACGTGGTTGGCCGGGCACACGCAGCCTCGGGGCTGTCGGTGGAGGACTGGAACGCGCTCGAGGACGGCGAACGCGAGGCGCTGATCGCCGAGACCGTCGACAAGCTCTCCGGCAAGGACGACAAGGGCCAGGTCGCTGGCGAAGACAAGCCAGCCCTGATGGCGCAGCTTGAAGCCGCAGGTATCCCGTTCGACAAGCGTTGGGGGGCGGAAAAGCTGGCCGCTGCTCTGGCCGAAGGGAAGAAGGACTGATGTGCGAGTTGAGGCCGATTACCCCGAGGAACAGCTGCAGGCCGCCATTGCCGGCGCGCAGGATGCAGCGCAGGCATACCTCAATCGGCAGATCTACGAGGACGCCGGCGCCTTGGCTCTAGCACGGAGCAGCTATCCAGCCGCAGTGAAGGCCGCCTCGCTCGCAAAAAGTCAGGCGCTGGCAGACGCAATGTTCATTGAGGATGGGGACGAGCGCACTGCCGCGATACGGCTGGCAGTTGTTGCCCATCGGGAGGCGACAGCAAGGGCGGAGGCCTGCATCCACGGCGTTGTTGCGAATCCCAGCATCTTCTCTGCCATCCTGCTGACGCTCGGTCATCTCTACGCGAACCGCACGGACGTGATCGTTGGGGCTCAGGCGGTGGAGCTTCCCAACGGCGCCAAGAGTCTCCTGCGTCCATACCGAAGGGTGATGATGCCATGACGCTTCTAGATGGCGACCTGCAGCACCGTATCCGCTTCGAGCGCAAAACAGATGGGCGCGACCCCCTGGGCGGCCCAGGTAAGCCGGTGTGGGTCGAGGTTGTGAGCGTGTGGGCCAAGACCACCAACAATCTTGCGGCGACGACGGAAGCGGTCGCCGCCGGTGCCGAGCGCTACCGGGAGCAGGTTCGGTTCGATATCCGCCCACGTGACGTTGATCCTCAGTGGCGGATCGTGTTCCGTGGCCGCGCCTTCGACATCAAGAGCATCGCACCCAGCAACGACCGGAGCGAGATCGCGATCATTGCCGTAGCGGGGTTGATCAATGTCTGAGCAAGTGTCAATTCAGGGGCTGGACGGCCTGCTGCGCTCGCTGCGGGAGGCTCCCAGGGCCATCCAGGGAAGGGCGGTCCAGGCCGGCATGCGAAAGGGCGGCAATGTCATCCGTGACGATGCCCGCCGCCGCGCCCCGAGAGCATCGGGATTCATGGCCTCGCAGATCGTCACCCGCCGGGCCAACACCAAGAGCCGGCAGCGCGCAGGTGTAGGCCAGGGCGGCGAGTACTACACGGTCGGCGTTAAGACCGGTCGCCGCCGCAAGTACGCCAACACCAAGCGCAACCGGCGCCGCGGCCGCGTCGGGAAGGTCTATGAGGAGGCGGGCTGGGCCTATTACTGGCGCTTCAAGGAATTCGGCACCAGGAAGATGAGGGCCGAGCCGTTCCTCACGCCGGCAGGCGAGGCCAAGGGACCGGAGGCAGCGCAGGTGATCATCAATGAAACCTGGGCGGCGCTCGACAAGCAGCTGAAGAAGGATGGCTGGCGATGATGGTTCCCCTGATCCAGTCCCTGCTGCAGGGTGATGCAGCGGTCCGGCACGTGCTGGGCGACCCGATCCGGTTGTGGCCGGGAACCGCGCCACAGGATGCAGCACTGCCCTACGCGACGTGGGAGGTGGTCGGCGGCTCGCCCACTGCGATGCTGTCCGAGGCGCCGCCGTCCGACGGCTGGCGAGTCCGATTGACCGTGTGGGGAGAAGCCCTGACGCAGGCCAACGGCGCGGCCGTCGCCATCCGCGACGCGATCGAGCGCGTGGGCAGCATCGCGTCTTACAACCCGACGCCTGACAGCGACGGCACGGACGCCTTTGGCATCTCCTTCGACGCCAGGCTCCTGCAACTGCGCTGAACCACACAACGGCAACCCACTGGCCCCGCAAGGGGCCTTTTTCATGCCCGGCGACGGGCGCAACACAAGGAAACCCCTATGGGACAGGTAATCAAGTCGAAGCACACGCAGCTGTTCGTCGCCATCGCCGCGGCCGAGGTCATCAAGGTGACCCGCCTGCGTACGGTCGGCTTCCCCGATGGCCAGGCGTCGGAGATCGATATCTCCGACTACGACGACGACTGGGATCAGTTCGTCGCCGGCCGCAAGCAGACCGGCAGCACCAGCATCGAGATCATCTACGACAGCGTCGACCACGAGAAGCTGGAAGAGCTGCACGAGACCGGTGCCGTCGTGAATTGGCTGGTGACCGCGCCGCTGTCGGAAACCGAAGGCGCAGCCAAGCCCATCGCCGCTGCCGGCAAGATCACCCCGCCGGACAACGTGCTGTCCAAGCAGTTCGACGGCTTCGTGCAGAACTTCGCGGTGACCAGCCAGGACAACGATGTGTGGAAGGCGACGATCACCATCCGCGGCTCCGGCGCCGTCACCACGCACCGCCCGACGCCGTAAGGCTGCGGCAACGGCGCACACCCAGGCCCGCTCCGGCGGGCCATCTCTCTGACAGAGCGCGCGGATCCTCCGCGTGTTAGCCGTGCGCGGCCCGCGCGCTCTGTCGCCACTGAAGGAAACGGCCAATGAGCAAGACCAACGAGACCCCCGAAACCCAGCCGCAGCAGCCCGTGAGCGTCCTGCAGTCGTTCACCAACCTGGGCATGTTCGCCTCCAAGGACGTTCGCGCCGACACGATCACCTTGCCCAACGGTGCCAAGGCACAGTTCCATGTGCGCGAGCTGCCGGACGCGGAATTCCGCAAGCTGTGGGGCGAAGGCGATCGCGCCAAGCTGATCGCAGCGACCATCTGCGACGAGGACGGCAAGCCCGTCATGAACGTGGAGCAGGCCGCCCAGCTCAAGCCCCTGGTGGCCGCTGAGCTGCAGCGCGTGGCCATGAAGCATTCCGGCTTCGGCGAGGATGCTGCCCAAGCCCAGGCTGACGCGGGAAACGGCTAAGGCAGCGCGGCGAGGACTGGTTCTGGAAGGTCCTCGCCGGCCACCTGCATCGCACGGTGTCCGAGCTGCAGGCGAGCATGTCGCGCCGAGAGTTCCTGGAATGGTGGGAGTTCCATAAGCGGAATCCCATCGACCCCGTAAGCCTGCACATCAAGCCCGCTGCCTTCGCCGCGTACATCACCGCCTCACACAGCCAGGGCGGGACCAAGCGCTCCTTTCAGGAGTACCTGGACACCCTTGTTCCACGTTCCGAGGAGGACGAGGCACAGGACTGGTTCGATCGACTGGGATAGCCATGACCGACACCTTTGGGCGCTTCGCCGCCCTCCCGATCGGCCCGCTGCTCGCTGCGCGCGACGGTGGGCTCACTCTCGCCACGACGGCAGCAGCCGACCTCAACCGCTGCGCCCGGTCCGACTTTGCCCTCAGCGCCGGCGTTGTCGGCGTCGAGTTCGCGCTGTGGGGCGATGACGACCTCTCGGCCGTCGTGGGCTTTGTCACGGCAGCAGCGCCCCTCAGCCAAGCGCCGGGCGCGAACGGGGAGGGTATCGGCTGGGAACTGGCCACCGGTCGCCTGATCCAAGGCACCGGCGCAATCGCGACCGGTCTGCCCCTGGTTGCGCTGGGCGATATCGTCGGGATGCGGATCTCCTTCGGCAGTCCCTCCCGGCTCCACCTGTATCTAAACGGCGCGCTGGTCCACCAGCGCGACCTGCTGCTGGCCGGCCCGCTCCACTTCGCCGCCGCACTGGCTGCGACGAAGGCCGGTGGGCTGTGCCTTGCCGTGAACGCTGGGCAGTGGGGCGCCCGCAGCGATGCCGCTGTTGCCGGTTGGAAGCTGGACCAGGCCCAAGCGCCGACCACTCGGCTGGCCGACGATGACTGGCTCTCCGCGCCAGGCGATAGCCCGGCCAATGCCCGGTACGAAGGCCTAGTGGCCGAGGGCGTCAATCTCGTCCAGGAGCTGAGCTTCTGGCCGTGGGGTGGGGATCCGGTGTCGCAGACCGCGGCGGCGGAATGCGTGGTCGCCGACGCCGAGGGGCTGCTGGATGACCTGGCATTGTCCGGTGCCTCGGGGGCTGCAGTGCGCATTCTGCAGGTGGATGATGGCGGCATGCTGGCCGACGCCGCTCCGGTGTTCCGCTGTGTCATCGATCAGATCGAGGTGAACGACGACGGCAGCAAGACCCTGCACCTGCGCGACGCGCACGACTACCTGGGCCAGACCATCAACCGGGGCGTGTTCCTGCCCAACATCACCTCGCTGGCCTGGAAGCCGCAGCCGGTAGTGATCGGCGCGGTGGCCAGCGTGCCGGCAGCCGGCGCCAATTCTGATGCGACAGCGATGTTCTTGGCCGACAGCCCGGTGCACGTAAACGCTGTGATGGACCGCGGCGATCTGATGGAAGACGGCACCTTCAGCATGGCGCCGGACGGCCAGCAGCTGCTGCTGAAATCTCCGCCCGTCACCCCTGTGGTGGTCGATGGTTCGAGCATCGGCCCCGGCATGGTCCCGGCGCGCCTGGAGCAGGCCGTGGGCGACGTGATGGCTCGCCTCGGGGCAGGGGCTTGGTCGGCAGCGGACTGTGCGGCCGTGGACGCTGCAACCGGCTACGCCGGTATCGGCTACTACGCCGGAGCGGCCATCACGGGCAGGGATGCCCTGAACGCGATGCTGCCCAGCTACGGTGTCGGGTGCTACCAGGATCCCACCGGTGTACTGCGTTTCGTGCAGGTGGTTGCGCCGGAGACCTACCAGGGGCCGCCGGCGTTTGAGATCTCGGAAGCCGACATGGCCAGCGACCTGGTTGGCGTCCCGGACGACGCGCCCAACCTGACCCGGCGCATGGCCTACCGGCCGAACGCGCAGGCCCTCGGCGCCTCCGACCTCGTCACCGACGTGGTGGACGTGCCGCAGAGCCGCCGCGACGAGCTGACGGGCCTCTACCGAGGTCAGGTGTTCGCTGCGGGCGCACTGGACGCACACTACCGCCGCGCCGACGCCGCCGATCCGGTCATTTCGCTGTTCTGGCATGCCGCCGATGCGCAGGCCGAGATCAACCGCGTCGTGGCGATGTATCAGCGGCAGCGGTTCTTCTACCAGGTTGCCGTTCGCGGTGATCAGGACATGGCCCCGCTCCCTGGTCAGATCGGCCGGCTGACCTACAGCCGCTATGGCCTGGCCGATGGCAAGCCGGTGCTGGTGCGGCGCGTAGAGCGCAACCCTGCCACGGGGGACGTGGTGCTTACCCTGTGGGGATGATGACGTGTTGATTGGATATGGCATGCCGGCGGTGGAAACGGCCACCCTCACCGGTGGAACGTGGTTGTCGGCCGACCAGGGCTCGGCGCTCTTCGATGGCAAGCCGGGGCGAGCGTCGCGAATCCGGCGCACCGGTTCGCTGGCGATCACGATCACCCTGGCCGAGGCCGTTGTGCCGGGGATCATCGCCGTCCTCGGCCTCAACATCCCGCCAGGCGTGCAGGTGAGCGCTGCCGGCGCGACCGGGACCACTGCGCGACTGCCCGACGGCAGTGTCTGCGCATGGCTGTTTCCGCAGCCCAGCGCCCTGGTCTCGACAGTGTCCGTCGAGATCGCCACAACTGCCACGAACGTGGACGTGGGCGAGATCGCGATCTTCCGGGCAGTCGAGGTGGGGATCAGCGACGGCTGGGCGGTGGCCACGATCGACACCAGCGTGCACACCCGCACCAAGGGTGGGCAGGTCAACACGGTTGCTGGGCCTCTGTACCGCCGGCTGACGTGCACCCTGTCGGGTAGGGCCACTGCTGCAGTGCGCGGCGGTGGGTTGGGCGGGTCCGATTGGGAGACGGTAGCGGCTGCGATCGCGGGGCGCCGGCGCTCCTGCGTTGTTCCGCAGTACCGGGACATGGTCAGCAAGGCGTTCGATCCGCTGCTGGCGGCGCGGTCGGCGCTCTATGGGTATCCGACGCAGCTGCCGTCGGCAGAGAACATCAGCCGACAGTACTTCACCGGGTACATGGAATTTGAGGAAATCCCCGCTTGATGCCTCTGTCAGCGTTTGGCACTAAGCTGAGTCGATCCGACCGAGGGAGAAAAACATGGATGCCGGCCAAAAAGTCGCGCTCGCCGTGATTGGGATTGTTGCCTTGGGGGCGACAGCGATGTGGCTGGTCATTACCGGCACATCAACCGGGAGCCATGACCGAGTACCGGGGCCCGAAGCGGCTCCGGTATCGCCCGCTTGTGTACAAGCCGTTGAGTCGCTTGAAGCATCTGGCGTCGCCAGGCCTGGGCGGGTTGATTCTAGTGGAGCAGATGTTCTGGTCGATGAGCGGTGGGCCGCTATGAGCTTCAGCACCCAACAGTTCAACGCTCGATGCCTATCCAACTACGGCGCAGGTTCCTCTGAAAAGTGGATCGTCCGCATTAGGTTCATCAACCAGCGCACTGGTGTCGTCTACGGCCTCTTGGAGGGGGACCAGTACTCGATCCCTTGACCTCAACTGACCTCAATCTGACTTCAAAAAGCCCCGCATTGCGGGGCTTTTTATTGGGAAATTTATGAGCCTCTACACCCTCACTGTTGATCTGCTAGCCAAGACCGGCTCCTTTGAAAAGGGGATGACCAAGGCAGAACACGTTGCTGCACAGCGCTCTGCCGCGATTCAGCGGACATTGTCCGAAGTGGCCACAGCAGTGGGGACCGCGCTGGGCACCGCGGCTGCCGCAGCCGGCACAGCTGTAGTCATGTGGACGCGCCAGGTTGGCGACCTCGCGGTGCAGTACGAAAGGTTCGGCCAGCTGTCGGGCACCACCTCCCAGCAGTTCCAGCGGATGGCCGCAGGCGCCAACACCGTGGGAATCAGCCATGAGAAGCTGGCCGATATCCTCAAGGACGTGCAGGACAAGATCGGCGACTACATCCAAACGGGTGGTGGCGCCATGGCTGACTTCTTCAACAACATCGCCAAGGGTGCCGGCGTCACAGCCGAGCAGATGCGCAAGCTATCCGGCCCGGACGCGCTCGGGCTGTACTTCAAGAGCCTGGAACGTGCCAACCTGTCGCAGACCGAGCTGACCTTCTACATGGAGGCCATCGCCAGCGACTCGGCGATGCTGATCCCGCTGCTGCGCAACAACAGCGCTGGGTTCAAGCAGTGGGGCCAAGCCGCCGAGGCAGCTGGCGCGATCATCGGCAACGACACGACCAAGGCGATGAATGACCTTCGCCGGGTCACCCAAGAGGCGGACCTCGCTTTCATGGGTGTCAAGGTGCAGGTAGCCGAAGGCGTGATCCCGACCCTGACCGAACTGAACAAGCTGCTGCACGATCCCAAGGCACAGGAGGCCATGCACACGGCCACCAACGGCGTTATCGCGTTCGGCCAGGCCGCGCTGGATGCCGCCGCAGGTTTTGGGCAGTTGGTAGTCAGCTACACCGGGTGGCTCAAATCGAAGGGCTTCATGCCCGTCAGCAACACCGATTCGTTAGAGAGCCTTCAGGCTCGGCGCGGGGCGCTGGGTGACAGCCTGAAGAACTGGAAGGGCATCTTCAGCGATGACGCCAAGAAGAAGGTGCAGGGCGAGCTGGCAGAGGTGGACGCGCTAATAGCCGCGTTCCCCTTCCGGGGCGTGACCGCCACCGTGGACACCACCGCCGGCATCCCGGGCCAGCCTAAGCCCTACGAGCCGCCAAAGCTGGGCCGCGAGAGCAAGGCGAGCAGCTCTGCCGTTGACCGTCAGGCAGAATCGCTGCGGCGTTACGCCGCCGAGGCAGACATGGCCGCCGCCACGATGGCCGGCCCGCTGGCCGAGGCCGAGCAGAAGCACAAGCAACGCTTGGCAGAGCTGACCAAGGAACTGGCCGCCGGCAATATCACGCGCGCTGCCTTCAATACGCTGGAGAAGGAATCAGCGTCTCAGCTTGCGGCCACCACCGCAGAGCTGGAAAAGCGCAAGCGGGCGCCGCAGGCGCTGCTCGACACCATGAGCGGCGAACTCGACATGATGCGCCTAATCGGCCCAGCGCGGGAGCGCGCACGGCGTGAGATGCAGAATCAGCGGGACATGCAGGAGGCAATCAACGAGGCGAACGCGGCAGGTGCGGGCATCAATGCCGACCTAAGCGCCTCGCTCATGGCGCAGGCGCGTGCTGCCGCACAAGCTAGCATCGACGCGGACAAGTACGCCGCCAGCCTGCAGCAATGGGCGGATGTGGGCAATTACCTGGTGAGCGACACAGCCGACGCCATGGCCGACTTCGTCGCGGGCGGCCTGCGTGATTGGTCTGGCCTGTGGGACGACATGAAAGACGTGGCCAAGCAGGGTCTGCGTGACATTGCGCGCCAGCTGCTGCAGCAGAAGCTCGTGATCCCGATTCAAACAAAGATCCTTGAGAGCATTAACGGGATGACGGGCCAGGGCGGTGGCCTGAGCCTTCAGAGCATCATGGGGCTGTTCGGTGGCAATGGCGCCGCCGGCGGCGGTCAGAACCTGGGGACCATAGCCGGGCTGCTGTCCAAGGGCCAGGGGCTGTTCAGTGCGGGCGCGGGTGCGGCGAGCAGCGGCGCCAGCGCCGGCAGTCTGCTCGGCTTCGGCAACAACGTTGCCGCCCTTACCGGTGGCGGCGCAGCCGCAGCGGGTGGTTCTTCCGCTGCTGCTGGTGCCGGTGCGGCTGGATCTGCTGCTGCGGCGGTCCCGATCATCGGCTGGATCGTTGCCGGCATGATGAAGAACGCCGAGTTGTTCGATCAGGGCTGGAACATCGCCAACGGGGAGAGCTGGGCCGGCAAGATCGCCACCGCCGGCGCGGTGGGCCTTGCCGACAAGACGTTCCGCGGGCTGGGGTTCAATGACAAGGTCGCATCGATCCTGTCCGGGTCGAGCATCCACGCCAAGCTGTTCGGTCGCGGCGCGCCGAAGATCACCGGCCAGGGCCTGACCGGCTCGTATGGGTTCGGTGGCTTCGACGGCCAGACCTACGCCGATATCAAGCAGAAGGGCGGCTTCTTCCGGTCCGACAAGAAGTGGACGCAGTACGGCGCCGTTGATCCCGGGATCGATCGCACGTTCGACATGGCCGCGCGTCAGGTTCGCGGTGCGGCAACCGGCCTTGCCAAGCAGTTGGGCGTCGACCTGACCCAGCAGCTGGGTGGGGTGCGGGTGAGCCTGGGCAAGCTGCAGCTGTCGGCGGACTCCGCCGAGGCCAAGTCGCAGCTGGAGGCGTACCTCGGCGACATGACCAACCGGCTGTTCACCGAGGCGGTGAAGGCTGCCGGCTTCGGAGGCCAGCTGGACGGCTACTTCGAGGCGTCGGATGTGTTCAACGCGCTGAGTGCGTCGATCGCACTGGCGGTGGGCAATGCCGACGAGCTGGGCCGCGCCCTCAACGGGATGGAGGTCGACAAGGTCAACAAGGCGGTGGACTACTTCCAGGACCTGGCCAGCGTCGCCGGCACGGACCTGGCCACCCAGGTCGAGAAGGTGACCGGATTGCTTGGGAACTACGCCTCGCTGATGGCGGACGTTTCCACGCAGCTCATGACCGGCGACCTGTCCAGCTACCAGCAGCAGGCCCTGAGCATCGAGCGGACCTACCGGCAGCAGGTGAAGTCGGCCAACGACTACGCCAAGGCCCTGGGCCTGTCCGGTGCACGTGCCGAGGACCTGGCCAAGATCGAAGCGCTGCGTGCGATGAACATGGGCAAGCTGCAGGCGCAGATCGACAAGGACAAAAAGGCCATGCAGTACGGCCTGTCGATCAGCGACCTGTCGCCGCTGACGGACCAGCAGAAGCTCGGCGAGGCCATGATGGAGCTGGAGCGGGCTGTGGCCGGTGGCGACACCAGCGCAGCCCAGGCGGCGGCGCAGGCCGCCCTTGGCTTTGGCCGGAACCTGTACGCCAGCGGTAAGGACTACAACGGGCTGTACGACCAGGTGACTGGGCTCATCGACGGCATGAAGGTCGGCGACCTGAACACCGAGGACGGCACCAGCATGGGCCAGCTGGCGGACGCGATCGAGGCCCTGCCGGACAACTTCAGCCGTGCGGTGTTCGACCTGGTGGTGAACAACGAGTCGCAGTCCCAAACCACGGCGGCTGTGCAGCAGAGCAATGCTCTGCTCAGCGAGCAGAACCAGTTGCTTCGCGAGCTGCTGTCCACCACCACCCAGGGCGTCCGCGCCTCCAGCAGCAACGCGCTGCGCCAGGCACTCAACGCGAGGTAATCCGCAATGCAAGCAAGGAAACTCACGCTGGTGGAGATCGGCGTGGGCGCGCTGCCGTCGCCGTCTCCGGCGACGCCGCGCTACTCGAACTGGTTCCCGGTCGTGCACCGGCCACCCGAGGTGCCACCGGTGGATGGGGTGACCCCCAACCCGGTGGCCGACGGCGTGCTGCTGGAATGGCCGGCTGTCGATCTGGCCGGCGTCGTATACGTGGTTGAGCGTGGCCCCTCTCCGGAGGGGCCGTGGACCGAGATCTATCGGACCACCGACACGCGCTACTTCTACAGCGACAACACCGGCACCAAGTGGTGGTTCAAGATCACGCCGACCGTGCGCGGCCGGCCAGGCTCGGGCTCGGTGGTGGAGGCTACGCCACCGCCTACCACGGCCGAGCTGATCAAGCAGACGGAGCGGATCACGAAGGAGATCGCAGACCGAATGGAGGCAGATGCCGCAGAAGCGGCCGCGCGGGCCGATGGCCTGGCTGCCGCTGCGCGGGATCTTCTGGCTGAGGCGGACCTGCGGCAGCGTGGGGTGTCCGACGCAATGGAGGCAATCGCACAGGAGGCGCAGGCCCGTGCCGATGGGCTGCTGAACGAACGCCTTGAGCGCGAGGCTGCCATCACGCTGGAGACCCAAACCCGGCAGAGCGACGTGGAATCGCTGTCGCGCGCGCTGTCCGAGGTGGCCGCCGGTAGTGGGACCCAGTTCGACAGCCTGCGGATCTGGTACTTCGACACCACCGTGGAGGAATGGACCGGCAACGGAGCGCCACCGACGATGGTCGATGGCTGGCTGCGGCCGGCCAACGGCACCGATAGCCCGTATGTGCAGTCGCCGGCAGCACTGGCCGTCGACGGCAGCGCGTACCGCTTCGTCAAGCTGAGGGTGAAGCGCGTTGGCGATGCAACGTGGGACGGCTTCCTGCAGTGGATCACGCTGGCCGACCAGGCATGGGACGTGGACAAGCGGGCGGCGATCCCGGAGCCGCGGTGGAACGACAATGGCGTCGGCACGGTCGACGTGGCCGATATCGCCTGGTGGCCGGGAGAGGTCGACGCCATCCGGCTGCAGTTCGGCGCGACCCAGACCGTCTCCAGCTACTTCATGACCGACTGGGTGGCCATCGGGCGTCCGACGCCCGGTGCCGGTGTGGCGCTGGTCCAGGAGGAAGCCCGCGCCCGTGTAGCGGCGGACGTGGCCGAGGCCAGCAAGCGCGAGACGCTGGCCGTGCAGCTGCGGGGCGACTACGAGGGCAGCGATCTGTCCCAAGTTCCAAGCGGCCTGTTCGCCGCGGAGCGCGATGCGCGGGTCACGGCCGATGAGGCCAACGCCAGCGCCATCGAGCTGATTCAGGCGCGGATGCCCACGGGCGATGGCACGGTGGCCACGGAGGCCAGCGTCACCGAGGAACGCCAGGCGCGCGCAGACGGCGACAGCGCCAACGCTGAGGCGATTGAGCGGGTGTCTGCGAGGATGCCGGCCGGCGACGGCAAGGTGGCCTCTGCGGAAGCACTGGATGCCGTCTCGACCCGTGTGGAAGAAACGGAGGAGGGCATCCGGGCAGTCGGCGACAGAACGTCGTCGCTGGAAGCGCAGGTGACGTACAAGCACGCCGGCGACCGCGACTGGAACGCCGGGGACCGCGATGTGCGCGCGGGCGTGAAGACGTGGCAGTCCGTGATCGCCCAAGGCGACCGCGCCGTCGCCAAGCAGGTGGAATCGGTCCGGGCCGAACTGGGCGATTTCGAGGCCACGGCGACGCGCTCCATCGAGGTCATCGCCACGGAGCAGAGCGCCCAGGCGGTGCAGATCCAGCACCTGGGCGTCGAGCTGGACGGGAAAGCGTCGGCGGACTACGTCGAGGAGATCAGCGCCCGGGTCGGCGTGACCGAGCAGGGCATCGAGGCATTCACTGGTCAACTGCAATCGGTGAAGGCTGAGGTGGACAGCAAGGCCAGCGCGCAGGTGGTGCAGGGCATGGAGGCCCGGGTGGTCCAGACCGAGAACGGCCTGACCCAGGTGTTGGCGAGGGCGTTCCTGAATGTCATCGCCAACAGTGGCGGCGGACCGCTGATCGGCGGCATGGTCATCGAGAACAACGGTCAGGTCGTCAACACCCGCTTCTCCAGCAACACGTTCGAGGTGATCTCGCCCGGAGCCAGTGAAGGGATGGAATGGCGCGGTGGCTTCCTTCGAGTCTGGAAAGGATCTGCTCAGCGCATCATCGGCACCAACTTCGGCGCCGCCGGCGACAACCTGGTCGACTACTTCGGGCCGAATGTCGGTGCGGGCGCGGCGTCGAAGGCCAACGCTGTGATGTGGATGGATGCAAACGGCAGTGCCTACTTCGGTGGCCAGCTGTCGGCGGGCATCCTGCGCAACGCGGTCCAGACCACCACCACGCAAACCATCGGTGTGGAACTGGTCAACGGTCCATTCGCCACCAACGGCCGCGTGCGCAGCGTGACTGTCAGCTTCTCCAGGCAGCACGTGCGCATCAAGACCACCTTCGGCAACGACGGCTTCGTCGCCGGTGCGGGCCAGAACACGGCGCGCGTGGAGATCTATAGGCGGGTGGGGTCGGGCGGCGAGTCGCTGTGGCAGGTGCTCAACGTCGGCGGCTCGGTGGACATCATGAACGAGTCCGATGGACCGGACCGGGCAACCTCTTCCTGGGGTGGGTCATTCACGGTGAACGACACCAGCCCCAGCTCGGAAACGATGACCTATCGCGCAGTGATCACCGGCTTCACCGAGCAAACGGTCACGCACACGTCCGGCTCGTTCCAGCAGCAGTCCATCACGCAGAGCCTGTCGATCATCTCGGTCGAGAACTGAAACCGCACAAGGCGCGGGCCGGCATGTCCGGCCCGCTTTGCCGTGGGCGATCAACAGCAGAGAACACATATGCCGCAGAAATTCATTGATCAAACGACCATCCAGCCGGATGGCAGGCCAGGCGACGACGCATTCACCGCCTTTGCAACCTGCAACGAAAACTTCGAGGATGCCGAGGGGCGCCTTTCGGCGTTGGAAGGTGGGTCATCGAACATCGGCCAGGACGTGGCCGACCTGAAAACGGGCTTACAGCAGGAGACGCTGCTGCGCACGGACGCTGATACCGCGCTTTCGCAGGCTGTCGCGGCGGAAGTGACCGCACGCCAGAACGCCGACACTGCGCTCGGTGCACGCTTCATCGGAAAGAACCGGCTTATCAACGGTTCGATGCGCTGGTGGCAGCGCGGGACCAACTTCACTACGCCGGGCTACTCCGTCGACCGTTGGTACTTCAACGCGGGCGGTGTGGCAACGCCGAGCTTGTCACGGAACACGGTAACGCCAGGTGCATTCGATACCGAATGTATCTATCTCGCCAAAATCGCATACGGCGCTGTGACTGATGCTGCAAACCATTACGTTGTGCTTGAACAACGAATGGAGAATGTGACGACGCTCGCGGGTCGAACGGTAACCGTAAGCCTGAAGGTGTTCAACAGTGGTGCGGCAGGCCGACAAATTGCCATCGAATTTGGTCAGAGCTTCGGCGCTGGCGGAAGCGCGCAGGTTTCGGGGATCGGCGCGGCAAAATACAGCCTTGTGGCTGGAATCAATACCATCACTCACACCGTACAGATTCCGTCTATTAGCGGTAAGACTGTAGGTGCCAACAGTTCGTTGATTCTGACTCTTTGGGCGACAGGCGGAAGCAACTTCAACGCTCGCAACGCATCGCTTGGCGCGCAAGCGGGTGACGTGCATTTCACGCAGGTGCAGGTCGAAGAGGGAGCTTCGCAGAGTGCTTTTGAGTACAGGCCGGATGGTTTGGAATTTGATATGTGTCAGCGCTACTATGAGAAAACTTATGACGTTGCCACGACTGCCGGTGCACCTACAAACACTGGCCGTAGGGCGTTTTCGATTCAGGCAGCGGCAGGAAATTTCCTTTTCGTCGGGCAGGCGTTCGCTGTGTCAAAAAGAGCGCCACCTACTGTGACGATCTATCCAGCACCTGGCCCCGGCCCGAGTGGTGCAGGGAACGTTGCGCAGAACGACGGCAGTATGCGTCCGGCGCAAGTTCAATATATCGGAGTTTCCGGGTTTGAAATGAGTTGGTCTAACTCAGCCGGTCTTTTCGGCGGCTGGTTCCATTGGGTAGCGGATGCGGAGATTTAATCATGTACCAACTCACTGAAGACCCCAATGTGATTCGCTGCGTCGAAACTGGTGCGTTCATTCCTCGCGGACACTACCTATGGCCGAACGAATGGCTGGAGGAGAACACGCCACTGCCGGCGTCACCGCCCGGCCTGGGCTTCGAGCTGCACACTCCAGCGCACTACCGCTACATCCGCGACCAGGCATTCGGATGGATGCGCGCCGAGGCGGTAGAGCGTGGCTACGACAGCATCGAGTCGTGCGCCAGCTACTACAACAGCGGCGTGGCCCGATACCGCGCGGAGGCGCGGGCGATGGTGGCATGGCGCGATGCTGTGAACCAGGCGCTGGAGCAGCTGGTGCTGGCGCCGCCGGATGGCATCGAGACCTGGGAGCAGGTGCGCGCGCTGTTGCCGCAACCGGGGACGTTCGCGTGGCCGGAGAAGGCGGAGCTGCCTATGGTTACTGAAAGCCCAGGCGTTGTCCTCTTAGACGCCTGATGCAGCAGATTATGTCGAGTGGTGCGCATTCGGTCTGCTAGCGGTGGCTGATCCATCGACCGGCTTCTGCACGCGGAAAGCTGCGGCCACCACGGACCGCAGCTTTTACAGCGTATCTCGGCCTTTCTTACCTCGGATTCTCCTTGAACGGCGGCTTCACGGTTACGACGCCCGTGCAATTCCCAACGCAGCCCCCGGAACCGCCAAGGTTGGTTCCGCCACCGCCACCGCCGCCACCGCCGCCGCCATCACCACCACCACCACCACCGCCACCGCCTGGGTTCGAAGTCTGAGGCGTCGCTTGGCCGCCGAGGTAGCTATTGCTGTCGGTCATCGTGTAGGTGACGCATGCTGTTCCGTTGCACACCACGATCTTGTCGTTGGGTTTGACAACGATCTGAGTCCAAACCGCCGTCGTGTGCCTAACATCCCAAGCCCAGGCATCAAGGAAGGTCTGGGTTCCTGGCCCTGGCATTGGGGTTTCTAGGCGGCAAGCTGAGCAAGGCAGCGGACCGTAGGTTTGGCCGCCTTCGGTTGCTTTGGCGTAGAAGACCCAGCCACAGACCGCCACCAGCGCGATGGAGAGCACTGCATTGGTACTACGAGACATCAGAAATCCTTTCTGGTTATTGGCAGCAGTTCTTGTAAATTGCATCGGCTCGTCTGATGGCCGCCTGCTGCTCAGCGGCGCTCAGTTCCTTCTGGTACATGCCGAGCAATTTTTCCGAGAACGCTGAGGGCATTGCCCTTTTGGCTGCCAAGTAATAGGCAAAGGCTTCGGTCGGATTCTTGTTCACAATTATGCCGTTGGCGTTAGCGCGCCCGAGGGCAACCAAGGCATCAACGCTGCCTTCGCTCGCAGCGGCATTGAGGAATGAGACTGCGTCAGTCTTCCATTCGGCAACGGCTTCCGGGTTCTGTATGGCTGCACGTGAACCGCCAAATGCCGATTCGGTATCGGTAGCGTAAAGGAGCATGGCTTCAATAGAACCTTGACGCGCGGCTTTGATCAGCCACTTTCCTGGAGGCGAAAGGCTAGAGTCTTTCAGTAGCGAGGAGCACTCCTTCAGACGCCTCTCAGAGGATTCCAGTGCACCTTGCTGATCTGATTTACTCGCTAGCACAGCTGCAGACTGAATTTCGTCCGGTGACCCTGCGTTTCTGCAATCGAGGGCAGCGAGATAGATCTCGTAGGTCGCAATGCTATCGCCAGCGTCCGACGCAGCTATGCGAGAGAGGATGAAGTCTTTGGCATCGCCACTAGGGCGGAAAGCGCCATTGCGCGAAACGGCAAATGCTCGTGATCCCACCGGTTGCACGACCTTGGGGTCGAGCTTTCGCTGAGAGATGAGAGACGTGTACGGCTTCGGCGTGTTGTGGTCTGGTGCTGAGGTCGACCTGCCGCTGGTTTCGACTCGCTCTGCGCGAGTGTCGCGTCCGGTGCTTCTGGCATTGATTGCGATGATGCCTACGGCGGCTGCCAGCAGGACAGGTACTACGATCATGATCTTTTTCAATTTCGTACCGCCGAAGCCAAGTAATTGCCAATTGCCTCCCGCAAAGTCGCAATGTGCTGTTCCTTTGTCAATCGGTCGCGCACTGCATTTCGTGTAAGGAAATTCCTACAGGCAAACACTTGCTACCCCGACGTTGGCCGTCATGATCGGACCATCATCACCGTCAAGCCTGAGCATGTTGACGCTCAGCTTATCCCTGACCCGTCCGGCCTGGCCGAAGCAGACGGAGCTGCCGCTGGATGGACTGGCACCGCAGCCCGTGACTTGGTCCTCACGCGGCAGCAACGGTTCTTGCGGCGAGATGGCAGCCATGTGCTATTCCGCCCAGATCACGCCCGCCTCCCTTAGGACGGCCATGGCCATCGTTGAATTGACCGGCTATCGAGACACGGGGGCGGGTTTGGCGTAAGGATGTGGGCTTTGCCAGATGGTGGATCCGAGTATCGTGGAGGATACTCAGACCAACTGTGAGCAAGAGGATCAACCGTTGAGCGCTTCCATGCTTCCGAGAATTGTCGGTTTCGATGTGCCGCAGCTGCATGAGCGCGTCGATTCCTCTACTGATGAGGCCATCATTGCGTTGTTGGATCTTGCGCCAGGAGCCCGCTGGACTGAACTCTTCGTGAGGAAGTGCGAGGCGCTGGCGTCTCAGCTCTCCTTGGCAGAAGTCCGGGTTGAAGGCTCCAGGATCTACTTTTACGGGTCAATCAGCGACTCAAGAGCGCTCGCCGATGCGGTCATGTCCATCGTTCACGTGCTGAATGATCAACTCATGCGAGAAGGGAACGACGCAGCCTCGCGGGAAGAAAACTCCAAGGAGCAAGAGAGGCGCGACCAGCATTGACCTGCAATATCCGCTGCGCCAGGGTGACCACGAAGACTGGATCGGGCCGCAAGTCTGCCCTCGAGGTCGTCCAACCATTCTGCGCGTGTTCCATGCGGGTCCCTGACGTAGATGTCACATGCGATCCGGATGACGGGGTCAACCTCATGGCGAAAGCTAACAGCAGGTAGGGCACCAGAGTTGAATGCCAAACTCCAGTGGGTGAGCTCGCGTTCGACGTCAACGAAATCCTTGTTCCTCATGCGTTCCATGTTCTGCTCCTATCGGGACTGCACTGTACACCCTTCAGAACATCGGCCTGTTCATGACACTTGTTCATACTTGCGCCAATCCGGCACGGCTGCGTAACGCGCTGGCGAGCACTGTGGGTTGGCAGCAGATGGCTGCATCGGAGTAAGAGATGAACAATTCTCCCCAGAACCAAAACGACCGTCCCAACTCGGATGGCGAGAAGAAGCAGCCTGGCCAGCAGGGTCAGGTGGATGGGAACGAGCTTGGCGGTGAAGACCTCGCCGGAAAGCAAGGCCAGCAACAGCAGCAGCCGGGAAGCAAGGAGCGTGAACAGTCGACCCACGGCCAGGACCAAAAGGGCAGTGCTGGTCGCGATAGCCGCCGTTGACGTCTAAGGAGTGGCCGCGCCCAGCGCGGCTCCTTCTGTATCAATAGGAACGTTGATATGTCGTCCCATGCTCAAGCTGTGAACTTGATGACCAAGATCATGTATCAATCGCGCCCGGCGACCATGACGACGATGGCTCAGTGCCGGACCTGTCAAGGGCAAAGCCCTGGTGGAATGGAGTGTGCGCGGTGTTTGACTGAAAAGTTGGGGAGAGTGATTGCGAATAGAGGCGCTGCTCTTTGCTGGCTTGAGTCGTTCCTGAAAGTTCAGCGAGACGAAGCACACGTGTTCATATGTGCAAAGAGAGTTGATGCGTCAGCCTTGTAGCAGTCGCATTCCGGCCTGACATTGCGCAAGCGTATGCTCGTTACATCTAGGAGCAACGCTATGAATTTCCCGATATGCATCTACGATCGAACGGGTACTGGGCTCCGGCTTCCTTCCGAGTGGTGGATTGATCTCCAGTCAGATCTCCCCGCTCTAGTGAACGGTAGTGAGCGCATAGATCTGCCACGTTCCTCGAAAGATGAGCGCCCTCGCCTGGATCCTCAAGTTCTCAGTGATCTATCCAGACGAATCCGAGGCTCGCAATGGCTAGATTAGATCCAGCTCGAGCGCCAGGCGTGCGTTGGCTTTTCTTCCGACTTCGCAATGGGCAGTCGATCAGCCCGGCTAGGCTAATGTCTGTCTGGTGCGAAGCTACGGAATCAACCGAGTGCGCAGTCCGCCGCGAGATCATTGACGGCGCTGGCTACGTATATGCACTCTATGCACCAAATGGACTGCGCTCCCCCCGTCGTGTGGAACTGCGCATGAGAGCGCTTCTGGAAGAGGCAGGGTATGCGTTTACGATGGGAAGCTTGGCCGGGAGACATCCAGTAGACGGCTGAGTCGCGCTATACCCACGGCTGAAGGCTCCTCATCCGAGCCTGCCGCTTACTGCCTGGTAGCTGCTGCCCTTGAATGCTCGCGTGAGCCAAGCCCTGACTCCCCAAGAGTCTTGCCTACGCGGTATTCGGCGCCGTTCGTCGTCTCCGAGAACGTGCGTGTAGGCTGTGAGGTGCCTAGTTGGCGCCAATTTGCTCCGTTAGAACTGTAAGGGCCTGCTCGAAGGCGGCGGCGAAGAGTTCGCCGCCATCGTCTCGATGTTTTGCCGCGATATTAGGTAGTAGCTGAAGCCAGGCATCGGATAGCTGCTCGCGGGACGGATGGGTCGCGACAGCCATACGCAGCCCATACTCCATGGCTTTCAGGTAACCGCGATGGACCTCGATTGCAACTTCGCAGGAGTGGAGGCGGTCCAGCAGGTCGGAGTTGCCATCGTTCATTTCGGGTCCCCGTTATTGAGCGGATCGTCCGGTGCAGGGGCGAATTGCGCCAGTAGCTTTTCGCGGCGGCGCTGATCAAGCCAGTGATGCCAGATCTCTACTTCATCCATTAGCGCTGTGGCGCCGCAAGCTGGACACGTGAGCGTGGTGCCCCTCAGATCCGTGTGAAAGCCTGCGTCCTTAGCCATTGAGGACCTCAGTCCACAGTTCTTACAGGTTGATCGCACCTGCTCCAGGCGGATGATCGCGCCATTGAGCGCAAGCAGGGGAAGGATCGAATGGATCCTGAAGGCATTGGGAGGGTGCATAGCCGTGCCACTGTGGGGCTGGACACGGGAGCAAGGGATATTGCACCAGAGAAGAGCCGCGAGGCCGCAGTGTGCTCCTCGCAGAGTGAACGCTTCATCACAGCGAGCTTAAGCGTAGCTGTGCTATCACAGGATGGGCGACAGCCAGCGGCATCCTTCCGGACAAGCTGCCATCCCGCGGCTACCAAGGCTTGCGGACTGTCTCGACCCTTCTGGCTGGGCGAAGCAGTAGGGGCGTTGCAGGTCTATGGCAGAAGACCTGGTTGCGGCTAGAGGTGATGCGATTGTCGGCAGAGAGCCGAAATCCTGGATGTGTCCGCTAGCGCCGCGCGTACGAGCCGCTGTTCGAACGGAAGAAGTGAGGGCTCAGTATGGCTTGTTACCGTGTTCTCGCTCACTAGATTTGCAGGTTGCCACCGCCTCACCTTGAGAAAGCTCAGGGCACGCAGGCGAGCCTCGGCAGCAGATTTGCCTACTGCGCATACGAAAACGTAGATCAGGCTTGAGCCAGTAGCTTCGGCGTTGCGGACTTCGAAATGAAACAGGTGCGGTAGCATCGTTCTTCACAACAGCCGAGGGTGACAAGCCTTAGTGAAAATTAACTCGGTGGCCGTCGGGTTTGCAAGGACTCGGCGTCGCGCCAATGTTTGCTCTCGGCAATTCGGTCATCGGTGACCAATTCGGATCCCGTCACGACGATGCCCAAGCGGGGCGTCAACATAGATCGGCTGCACGCGATCTAATGCCCGGTCCGGCTCGCGCAGGCCCCCCTGCAGCAAGCAATTGGCTCTTGGATGTTGCCCCACACACAGGGGGCGGTGAAAAGCGTGGGCACTTGGCCGTGAGTGCTCTGTGAAATTGCGAGGAGGTCTATGAAAGCTGGAGCCGCCAACCGGGAATCTTATCGTTTCCCATGGAAGTGGCTAAATCGGTTTGGGTGCCACGGGGCGCTTTCACTTAGGTGAAGCGACTGAGTTGGCTGCGAGGTCTGCTTTTGTGGGCCCAGCCCAGCGCCTGTGGATTCCAGGGGAGGAGCAGGAGTCAGGAACGCCTTCGTAAGGACCGGGTCCACTTCGTCCGCACATCGGAGCGCGCATTCTCGCCACGCAACCATCTCTTCCGGGGGCACCGGCGATTCACTCCTAGAGTTCGCTTCGGCGACAGCCTCGGCGTAGCTGCGAATGTCCTGTGCGAGCCGGTAGGCTGTGGCATCCGATAAGAGCTTGTGTAGGCGCGCTTGCCGATCTGCCTCCTCGGCGGCTTCGCGCTTCTTGATCTCTTCCAGCCGCTGTTCCTCTTTGCGCTGAATTGCGAAGTTGCGGTAATCGATGGCACGTTGATGCGAATCAATCTGCCACTGACGATAGGCGGCTTCAACGGAAAGTGCCAACGTGACCACAATGTCGGTCACAGCCTCTTCGATCTTCTTGTTGTTCGTGTCTTGCCATTCATGACGAAAGGTGGGCGTTGCACGAGACCACCATTCGATCTCCAGCTTCAATGGTTCTGACGCAGGGCGGTCGGGCTTGGAAGTGGCTGAAAAGCCGTCTCTGGAGTCAGTCTTGAGCGGGTGGTCTAGACGAAATGTAACGCTCGCTCCTTCTTGCGCTGAGATCGTGAACTCGTTCGAGTCCTTACCCTTGGCCTGGAACTTCAAGCCGGTCTTTGATAGACCCTTAAAGATCGCGCTAAGCAGACGTAAGCGCCGCTTTTCAAATGGCGAAGCGTAGTAGGGCTGCTGGTGGCTCCAGCGGTAGTCAGTGTCCGAGTACTTCTCTGTTCTCTTCGCATCTATGTCGAGCATTTTTGCTACGACAGGGTGTGGCGTTGACAGCGACTTCGGTACGAGCACGGTTCCAATCTCGACCTTTAGGCGAGCGTGTAGATCCTCCAACGACTCATCGTGTGGTTTGGGTGGAACTGGTAGCGGCGGGATGTCCAGATCTGCCTGGTTGGAATTGCGGGGGCCGGCGTCGGCGTCACGACCCACATGTATAGCATCCGATTGACCTAATCCCCTTGGAGGGAGCTCCCTCTTAAGAGCACGCTTCCCCGCTGCAACCTTCGCCCAGTAGCCGCGTTCTGGCGCAGGGATACCATGGCGCTTCGCGGCTTTGCCTAACGCTACATCTGAGATTCCCAACTCTTTCGCAATTTTGCTGGCCGGCGCCGACCATAGGAGGTCGTAGAACTCACTTCGTGTGTAGACAGGCATGGATGGTAGCCCTGCATTGAGGTCTCCTCTGGATCATGCCCTAAGTGGGCGTAGCGAGTCAGCGCCCAATTCCACTGTCGCAGTCCGGTTCGCTACTTTGCACTGCCGGCTCAGCTACGAGTGACATGGGCAGTGGCGCAAAGAGATTGGACGCAGTCCGGTGCAGCGAACTAGGGGCGAGCTGCGTATACCGCTTGAGCGACTTCCAATCGCGATGGCCGGTGACTATTGCGACCTCAGGAATTGTGTACCCCTGCTCAAACAGCCGGGATGTCCCCTCATGTCGCAAGTCATGGAAATGCAGATCCTGGATTTGCAGGCGATCGCATGCGCGCCGGAACGACGCTCCGATACTGTCCGCCTTATAGGGGAAGATCAGCGGGCCATTGCGGGGCTGACTCTCAATGATCGCCGCCGTCCGCCCTAGCAGTGGCACCCATTGATGATTGCCCTTCTTGTCCTTGGGATCCTTTCTGTCCCGGATCAGGATCATCGGCTTCTCGCCGCCTTGGTAGTCGTCCCAGCGCAGTGCGACAATCTCACCCATGCGCATGGCCGAATCGATGGCGAACGGGATCAGGTCGCGCATCGGGATGGCGCCGAAGTTGAACTTGTAGAAGGCGGCAAGCTCGTCAAGCTCCTGGGCTGTGGGGCGCCGGTCGCGCTCCTCTGGTTTGCCGATTGCTCCGGCGCGGCGCAGCACTGGCCGGACGGCAGTGACCACGTCGGGGATTGTCATGTTCCATAGCGACCGAGCAGCGGCCAGGGCCTCAGCCAGGAACCCAAGTTCCATTGCCATGGTTGCCGGTCCCGGGGCCTTGCCGCCATTCAGTGCAGCGGACGGATCCGTCCTGGCCCGGATGTGGTTCAAAATGTCCTGCCCGGTGAGGGTGGACACCTCTCGGTCGCCCAGGCTTTCAACCCATCTGCGCAGGTTCCCGCGCTTGGTGGCCGAGATGGGTTTGAAGCGGTCCATCTCCTTGATGTACCGATCAATGAGGGTTTCCAGCGTCATGCTCTCCTGCGGCGGAGGCAGGCCAGCCCGAAGGGCGTCTTCTGTAATGCGAGCCCAATCCTCAGCGGCCTTGCGACCGTTGAAGGTCTTCGAGGCGGTAGGATGGGGCTTGATGCGGACCATTGCCCGCCACTTCTTTCCGCGCTTTTCGACTACTGCCATGTCTTGGTGCACTCCCCGCTGCTTGGTGCAGCAGGGGTACATTACACCGGGATCGGCAGGGAAAAACAGGGACTTACAGGGAGTCCCGGCGCACCAAGGATGCACCGAAAAATGCGTAAGACATTGAATGTAAAAGATATTTGCCTTTCCGTGGCCCCCATGATGGACTGGACCGATCGCCATTGCCGCGTGTTCCATCGCGTGCTGGCACCGGGTGTGCGCCTGTACACGGAAATGGTGCACGCCAATGCGGTCATCCACGGCGATCGCGAGCGCCTGCTCGGCTTCGACCGCAGCGAGCAGCCGCTGGCGCTGCAGCTGGGTGGCAGCGACCCGGCGCTGCTGGCGCAGGCTGCGCGCATCGCGGCGGAGTGGGGCTACGACGAGGTCAACCTCAACTGCGGCTGCCCGTCCGACCGCGTGCAGGCCGGGCGTTTCGGCGCCTGCCTGATGCGCGAGCCGGTGCTGGTGGCCGACTGCGTGGCGGCGATGGTCGACGCGGTCGAGATCCCGGTGACGGTGAAGTGCCGCCTGGGCGTGGACGAGGACAACGATTACGACGTGTTCGCCGCCTTCGTCGACCGCCAGGTCGCCGCCGGTGCGGCGATGGTGGTGAAGGGCCTGTCGCCGAAGGAGAACCGCGAGGTTCCGCCGCTGAAGTACGACTGGGCCTACCGTCTGAAGCAGGAGCGCCCGGCGTTGCCGGTTGTGCTCAACGGCGGCCTGGCCAGCATCGAGGCGGTGCAGGCGCAGGCCGCGCATGTCGATGGCGTGATGCTGGGCCGCGCGGCCTACCACGACCCCTACCTGCTGCATCAGCTGGAGGCGCTGCAGACCGGCGCCCCGTTGCAGGCGCGCGGTGACCTGCTGCGCACGCTGCGTCCCTACGTGGAAGCGCGCCTGGGCGAAGGCCTGGCACTGAAGCACATCACCCGCCACCTGCTCGGCCTGTTCCACGGCCAGCCCGGTGGCCGCGCGTTCCGCCAAGTGCTGAGCGAGGGCGCGCACCGCCCGGGCGCCGACTGGAGCCTGGTCGAGCAGGCGCTGTCGGTCACCGAGCGCGAAACCGATCGTGCCGCAGCGTGACCGCAGTCACATTCCTGACTTGACAAGGGACGGCGATTCGTCCCGAATGTTCACCTAGCTGAACATCGCAGGGCTGCGGCCGGAAAAGTTCAGACCGGATTCACTGCCCCAAACCAAGAATTTGCAAAGGAATTGTAAAGGCCGGGTCCCGCACCCGGCTCCCGGATTTACGACTTTTGAACGAATCGCCGTGCTCGGCTAGGATCGCATCGATGTCTTCCGCTCCCTTCCATTGCCGCATTGCCCTGGCCACCTGCGTGGTGCTGTCGGCTGCGCCGCTGTCGTCGGCGCTGGCGCAACAGCCGCCGCGTGGCGAGCAGGCACGGGCGGAAATGATGGATCGGGGAGAACGCGGCAACCGTGGCGACGAGCGTTCGCTGTCCGATGCCGTGCGCCGCGTGCAGCGCAGCACCGGCGGCCACATCCTCGGCGCCGAGCGCGTGCCGTTCGATGGTCGTGATATCAACCGGGTGAAGTACATGGACGAC